CCACCATCCGCGATATACATACATTCCGTATCCGCAGGCGCTGTGTACAGAAAGCTGGCAAAATCCGGTGTATTGGTCGTCGATAGGCCGGAGCCAGGCGACACAAACGTACTGGTTGCCGCCGACGTCGCCAGCGTCAGGCCGGTGTCAGTTACAAGGTAGGCACCAGTACTCGTGACAAAATCAAGCGGAGCCGCTGGTGGCGCAAAGCTCGACGTATACAAAACGCCGTTCTGCACAACCATGATTTCAGAAGCGGTGACCCGATACCACGACACGCCGTTCTGTATGGCTTGGCCACCGCCCAACACCGCCGCCGTCAGCCGCACCGACCCTAGCCGTTTGCCGGCCCCGCCAAACTCCGACAAGCGCACGTTCGTTGCGTCCCGCACCTGATTGGGCTGCAACTGTGACGGGTCCGCCGTGACATTGAGGCCACCGCCAAACGACGGCTGCGCGTCAAGGACGACTTCGCGGCCCACCTAGGCCCCCGCCCATTCGTGGGCGTTATCAGGATAATCCAGTAGCGTCGGCGTTACCGTCTGCCGACGAATATCGTCCAGCAGCAGTCGCCGCGACTCAGTAGCCAGCCCGCGCAGCATTGCTGCCGCTTCCGGTTCTGCGCCACCCTTCAGCAGCAATGTCGCTGCGGCTTCGTAACAGAGCAGCAGATACGACGCCGCAGGAAAGTTGATCGTGCTTGCGCCCGTCGCTAGGTTGGTCAAGGACGTAGGCTTGTAGTTGACCGTGACCGTCAACGCCAGACCGGACTGCACGGGCAACACCTGAATCGCGTCAAGCCCTGCCCGATAATACAGGCGGGGCCGCAGGTACACAGCGGTCGTCGCGGTAGCCAATGGCACATGACGAAACTGCGTCTCGCCGTACAGTTGCGACCCATCGTTCATCGACAGGATGCGATAGTAGTTCTTTTGACTATCCCCGCTGCCCGTGTTGAGGTCGTTCGTAGCAATCTTGCCATTCGCATCGGTCGTTACCGACACGCTGTTGAACGTGTAGTACGGCGTTGCGTTCAAAAGGTTCGACCACTCATAGTCGTAGCCCTCGTTCAGCACCGACTGAATCAGCGCATCAGTCCACCGCGTCGAACCCGCCGCATCCATAAACTGCCGTGTTGCCGCAATCAGTTCTGTTCGTGTCGCGTTGGCCATCGTGCCCTCTTAGCTAATCGTCTTGTGGAGAACGCGCTTTCCCTTCTTCATTGGACGATCATCGCCGGTTGGCGAGCCTGAGCCCAACACCGCTTGCAACGCCTCGTCCACCTGAGCCGCTGGCACGGTTTCCGCGTTGTACCGATGCACATATGCCAGCAAGTCCCGCGTCGAATCTTCTGTTGCCGTGCGGAGAAATCGTTCCAGATAGTTCGGAGCCTGATCAATCGGACAGTCCAAAGGCAGCCAGCCTAAGATGCTATAGCTGGCTCCACCGCCAATCTCCTGCCGCTGCACCATGCCCCAGCGCCGGTCACCTTCCGGCCATGCCATCGTCACCATCCAATGCTTCGGCGTCACTGCATTGAACTGTAAGCCCAACCCCGGATGCACCGCCTGCAACCGCCGCCGAATCTCCGGCGACGGCTCAGGGGTTCCGGCGCTATTCAAGATGAGCGCCATGCCGAACTACTGTTTGACCAGAAGTTCTACGTTCACGCGCACATCGTCCGGCTGTACCGACACCGCGCCCGTGGTCACAATCGTCACCCGCAGACTGTCCGCAGTGGTCAACATCCGCTGGCCTTCGGTGGTCGTCGTAAGGAACACGAACTGCAACGGCGTATCCGCTGTCTGCGTCATGACGTTGAGCGAGCTGGTAAGGACTACCACCGTCGCGCCCGTCACCTTAGAAATCGTCGCGACGCAAGACGTTGCTGCTGTTGGATACGTTTCCGCGCAGAACGTTGCACGGTTGATAATACCATTAGCCGGAAACCCACCGAGGCTATGCGTGGCAGTACCGGCAGCAAGCGTACCCGTATTCAGACGACCGCCGACCGCGATAGGCAGTGTGCCAAATCGACCCGGCGTTGGAGCAAAAAAGTTCAAAGGCATTGAGAGTCTCCGACGTGTGGAGGGTAGGTTGCCCTACCCCCCACGTTCGTCAGCAAAGGTTAGACAACGTGCGTGTAACGCGACGTGTCGGTGAAGCCCGTGATTGAGCCGTGCGAGTTCCGCTGCAGGCAGGCCAGATTGCCGTACCAGCCGTAGGAGGTCTCAAACGCATCGCGGCCAGCCGTCCAACGCCACGGACCCGCGCCCTCAAACTCCACAAAGCCCCAGTCCTTCGCGTCCACCCACGACAGCGACGGAATGTGGATCAAGTACAGCGTCCCAGCCGGCACATAATAATCCTGCACCAGCGGGATACCACACACGCTCACGGCCTTGTATCCGCCCTTGATCGTCGTGGAGAACTCCGCCGAATCAAAACGCCGCTGACCGAGCATCGACTCGATCAGCTTCTTGCCAATACCCGGTGTGGTCATCAGCAGGAAGTCCTGCGGGCGCAGCATCGCGTCCTTGCCCGACCGACCAGCAATACGCTGGATCAGGTCCCAAATGTCGCTTTCCGTCGGCTGGCTAGCATCCGGCGTGTCCGTACCAGCAACCATGCGGATCGCATCCCAGATGCCATACGTTGCCTGCGTAATGCTGTGCAGCGACGCATAGCTGCCCCCACGGTTCGTGATATTAATCAGCCCGTTCATCGCGCTGTTGAACGACGTGTCCGACGCCGTGGCTTTCACGATCTTGTCGGCAGCAGCCATACCCACAATAGCCGTTGTCAACGTCAACGTCGAGTTATCGCCAGAGACCGAAATCGCGGAAATGTTCGAACGACCAAGCACGGCATCCGACGACGAGGTATCCAGTACGGCGATGTAGTCACCAACCGACAGCAGCAGCGAGCCCTGTCCAGCCGACGCCACACCATACGGCGAGGTCACCACAATGCTCGTCGTGGACGTCACCGAGCCGATCAGCGCCACTACGCCGTCGGACTTGTTATGCAACGCCTGCTGCATAAGCAGGGTCGAGGCTTCCTTGATTTCTTCCATCGTCTTCTTGGCAATGGTCTGGAACGCCGCATCCTTTGACTGCGTACCGACAAATGCCAGACCGTCAATCTGACGGGTGGTGTAGGCACGCACGACGCCAACATTGCCCTGCACTTCCTGCGCGGTCGTGTCCGGCGGGAAATAGCCCGACGAAGAGAACGTCGCGCCAGACGGACGACCAACAACAACATCGAAAAACACATTGTTCCCGCCCCAACGCATATTGCGTGGGCCGCCGGCCTTGCCCTTATTCAACTGGGCAAGCAGTGGCGTGACGAGGTTCTGCACTTTCTCCCGGAACTGCGAATACACGTTCTTCAGCAGACCGGTAAGTTCGGTATCGGTAATGACTGTGGGTGCTGGCATTTTCTGGTGTTCCTAAAACAAAGGGTTATCGAAGCTCGGCCAAGACGTAAGACATTGCGGATTCTACCGCATCGTCCACCGACGTTGGCAGCTTCGTCTTCTTCGCCTCATGCGAAGAAACGGTCGTACCACGGGCACCGGGCTTCAGCATCTTCCCGACTTCCCGTTTGGCTTTCTGCGCCGACACTTGGGCAGCAGCCACTTGCTTCTGCGCTTTGCCCGACGCGGCGTCAATCTTACTGCGACGGACATTGTTCAGTCGTTGCGCCAGGGGCGTCAACTCCTCGACAATGTACTGGCGCATAGTGTCATAGTGCTGCGGCGGGACAATCCCACCACGCAGCAGGGGCATCGCGGAGGCTGTCAAATACGAGCTGAGTTCCTCCTCAGACACTTCTGGCAACGCCTCGGTCAGCACCCGCAGGGCAGGCAGCACTTCGTTGGAATAGAAATGCCGTGCGGTCGCGGAGTCGGCCTCTGCCACGCGCTCAGCTCGCATCGCCGCGTTCTCTTTCGCCAGCGCATTGGCCCGCATCTCCGGCGTATTTGCCTCGGCATAGCGGTCTCGTGCAGCCAGGTATACATCCTCATTGTCCAACAACTGCTGCAACTGCGACTCCCGTGTGTCAATGACAGACTGCATTTCGGCAATCCGGTCTGACGCTTCCTGCTCACGGGCCGCGTCACGCTCATAGTTATACACGCCCATCTGGGCGAGCTTGACGACTTGATCGAGTCGGTCAACCCGCATTTTGCCGTTAGCCTTGTACTCCACCTGCAACGCCGGTGCTTCAATCTCTCCGGTGCTGTCGTAGAGGGCGAACGTGGACACGGCATCTGCACCAATAGCCGGTACGGCCACATATCCACTCGGGAGTATGGCATCGACAGGCGATGGCGCAACGTCTTCGGGTGACTCAGAGACAGCGACCGCTTCCTCGGCTAACGCATTAAGATCGGGCTCAATCGTGGGGGGTGCCTCTTCAAGCAATATCCCCTCAAGTGAGGCGTTCGCGGCGTCGTCGAGAACAGTCGCAATATCTACTACGGACTCGGGCATACGGGCTCCTTACTGCGGCGTCATTGCTTCCTCACGGAGCGCGGCCTGCTCGGCATCGGGGGTGCCAGCCAACGACTGTATCATCGTCGGCGCGACCCCAATGGGCGGGTTCATGCTACCGAGGGGCATCTGACTCGGTGAGAGCGCGGGGACACTCGCGGTGGCCCCCGCAGAACCTTGGCCTTCTCCGGCACCGCCAGTCGGCGCTCCGGGCATGGGCCCACCCTGTTTTTGTGTCGCCTGATTCGCCAACTCCATCCACCGCGCATTGGCGTTGGCGATGATCGTTGGGTCCAGGTCGTCCTGCAATAGAATATCCCGTTCCAGCACATCTTGGTGAATCGCTTCGTTGTCCTGCCACCGCATTTCTGGCACCGCCAGCCCTTGACGCAGCGCGTCCGTGACCCGCTTCGCCCGCGCTTCCTGATCTTCGTCTGGGCTAGAAATGTCCCGTGCCACCGCGAACTGCTGCCGGCGGCGATACTCCTTCACATCAATAATCCCCGCTTGCAGCCAGTTATCCAGCATATACAGTCGGAACGCCATCGGCATCGGCATCATCGTCGCCGCTTCCACCCGCACATCCAGCGCCCCGTTCAGGTCTTCGCCCGTCACAGCGCGAGCCAAGTCAGGGCGGCCTGCGCCGACCGCACCCAGCGCACGGGGTACGTCATACCCCCACGCCATCATCGCCAAACAGATTTTCGCCCAGTCCGTATAGGCTTGCGCCAGCGCCTGCACCGGTGGCGCAAAGACGCGCTCTAGTTGCTCACGGCTGGCAATGATCGCCCGACCGGATTCGCCCGTAATCTGCCCACGGCTGACCGCGTTGTAGCCAGAGGCGTCCTCAAACGCCTGTTTCTCCAGGGCCAGCGCCTCTTTGACATCATTGCCGACCGAAAACCCACTGACCGGCTGGATGGAATCGCTCATCGCGCCCGCGCCACGGACTTCAATCATCGACGTGACGCCACCCAAGAAGGTTTCCGTCGAAATCGTGTTCGGACGGGTCAGGAACCGACCACCCGCGTTGACGCGGATGTTCTCAATCCACTTCGACAGCAGCGCATTGATCCGCATCTGGTGGTCAACCCACTGTTCCATGACTGGACGGGGGAAATAGCTCGGATCACTTGAGCCATCTCGCACTGGCACCACAGGAATCAACCCAAACAGCAGGTCAGTGGGGCCAAACACCGCTGTATCGCCCACAATCACGACTTCCAGCCCGCCAGGGAGGATGTCCGGCTGTGGTGCGACATACAACGTGAAGCGTTCCGTCGTTTCTTCGTCGCGGAGTCGGTCGCCTTCGCCAATCGTGGTCTGCGACAGCACCCAACTCCCCAATCCTGACTCGCCAGCCGTCGACGTCTGGTGACCAGCCGCGAGTTCCTGATTCGACGCCTGCAATCCCGTAATGCCGTAGCGGTACGCCGCTTCAGACGACGGAATCACTTCCCGAATCAACACCCACGACGGGGGGCGGGTGGCGGTCGCGTCCGGCGACACTCGCACCTGCTCAACCCGCACGGTCTGGATGTTGATGTCACCCAACGGGACGCGCTCGCCGGGCGTATTGCCCAAGCGGTCATCCCACGGGCCACGGTCGGCATCCCAATAGGTGTGCCAGAACGCCACGCCATCGGTCTGCGCCCAATAGGACGCTTCACGGGCCTGCCGTTCCATCTGGAGCTGGTCGAACTGATACTCACACGCCAACTGCCGCGCCTGCGCCTTCCGCTTGTCTTCTGGATCAGAGGTCATCGGCTGAATCGAGAAGCCGGGCCGCTGGTCCATCATAATCTGCAAGCGTTGGTCCAACGCCTTGTTGATGAGGTTGTACACAATCCGCGCCGACTCCCGTGGACGCAGCGGTTCACGCCACGGACCAAGCCCGTTGGCGCTCACCCATTGCTGTCCTGCGCGGAACAGGCGGTTCCGTTCAATCAAGTGCAGATGCATGGAGACCGCGCCACGGCGACTGCTCCACAGACTCCGTACCCAGTCGGCCCACGCCCCATCCTGCGGCGGTGCGTCCTCGCCAAACGTCAGGGGGCATTGATCGCCCAGCAGCGCCTTGAGCAACGCAATGCGATGCTCTTCTGCCGACCGCCCGTCGTCCTGTGGCGGGTTCGGTGCAATCTGATCGTTGGCCGAAGTCGGGGAGGTCGCCCCACCAGACAGGGCTTCATCCACC